ATGATCAGCAACGGTTGATCATAACACATTCTAATACTTGCGAAGGTGTGGTGGAAACGCCACACCTTTGTTTTTTATGACAGATCTAGATAACATTTTGAATTTTGCTTATCCGTTGTGCTTGGAAATTCCAAGACAGAAGAAGCATATTTCTCTCATATTTCACAAGAAGAGACTACTGACAATTGGTAGAAATTGTTTTAAGACACATCCAAAGGCGAAAGAAATTGGATATGCGTATGAGGAGATGCATTCTGAACTTGACGCATATCGCAAATTGCCCTACAATTGTCGTGGTCTAAAATTGACTCTTGTGAATGTAAGATTCAATCGCTTTCGACAATTAAGGATGTCTCGTCCGTGTGAACTTTGTACTCCTTGGTGTCGTGAAGTATTTGACAATATATACTATACCGACAACGAAGGTCTTAAGATAATGGAGTAAATTATGAAATTTGTAATTAAAGAAACAAAAGAAACTTGCGTGATTCTTGAAACATTTACTGATTTGTTTGGCAATGAGATGGTAAGAATTCGTACAGATTCTGGACAAATCATGGAAGTTGCCAAGAGTGATGTTGTACAATTTTTACAGGACTGAATATGCCATACAGACTACACATTGATATTCCTCTGAATATGACAGAGGAAGAAGCAGTTATTGCTTCACAACAAATTCTAGGGATTCTGGCAGAGGAAGAAACTGATGCTCTGATTCTCAATGCCATTGGTGTTGAGGAGATCAATTATCGTCTTGGTCACGATGATGATCGTCAAAAGAGTAATTATTTGATGAAGAATGAAAATGGTCATGTGAATAATAAAAAGTCGAAGATTGTTGTTCCCAAGGTTGCTAATCAATAATGAACTTTGAAGTTGGAATATTATATAAAAAATAGTTATTAAAATAACCTTAAACTACTCTAGATTCGAGAGGAATATTGAATCTTTTACCAATTGCTTTATATAAATTTGATCTTCTAAATCCAATTTCGTCATCGCTGTGTGAATATGTAATTGCTTTTAGTGGTCTATCTGTATTTTGAATGTGGTGATTTATATGACTCAGAACAGTATTATAAATTTTAAATGCATCTGATCTTGATAAATTTGTTGGTCTATCTGTTGAAGCATTTACGAAAAATTTAATATCAGATTTATCAGTATCTTTAGTGTGTGATATATTAGTTGATACTTCATTATCTCCTATTTTAGTTTTGTATATTCTACTAATAAATGATCCATAATCTTTTTCCAATTCTGGTGTTATTCCTTCAGAAGAAATAACTTCAGGTTCGAAAAGTTCTGATAAAAAGTCTTTAAAGTTCTTCATAAAAATATGTATACAAGCTTGACAAGTGATCATAGATAGAGTATAATAGTTACAGTAACGCGCTGCGGGAGGTCTTGGTTATCTCAGCTCGACTTATAATCGAGTAAGACTTGGTTCGAATCCAAGGCAGCGTACTATGCTCTCATAGATTAACTGGCTAAATCCCCGCCCTTTCAAGGCGGTGAGTCGGGGTTCGAGTCCCCGTGAGGGTATTGTGGGATGATTACCCAAGCAGCAACGGGGAGAGACTGTAAATCTCTTGTCTTTAGACTTCGTAGGTGCAAGTCCTTCATCATCCATTCTCTGATAGCTCAGCAGGTAGAGCGCGAAGCTGTTAACTTCGATGTCACTGGTTCAATCCCAGTTCAGAGAGTTGCCTCCTTAGCTCAGCGGTAGAGCCATGCTTTTGTAAAGCATAGGTCGTGAGTTCGAATCTCACAGGCGGCTTTGCGGGGTGTAGCACAGCTTGGTAGTGCGCTTGCTTTGGGAGCAAGAAGTCGTTGGTTCAAATCCAGTCACCCCGATTAGGAAAATTTATATGACTTTACCAAATGAATGGTTCATTTCGATGAAAAATACTCGTGAATTTCTTTTTCAACTTTTAGATGCTCAAAAAACGCCAAAGGTTCCTAGAGAAATTCGCAAAAAAGCATCTGATTGTTTGAAGCATTTTCCAATGAAACCAGATATTGATGAATTGGAACAAATGTATAGCAATTCACACAAAGATAAAGGAATTATTATTGGAGAAGTAAACAAAGAACTTAAAAGAATTGCTGGAGAAGCAATGTTAGTGAATGCTCGTTTGACATCTTTAGGTTCTTCACTACAAGAATTTATAAATAAACCATGATATCGTTGATCTTTGTAAACTACCCAACTGCACGGGGGTGCGAATCCCCCCGACTCCATTCAAACCTACGGGGTCGAACAGAATCGACAGGGGGAAGCGAGCAACAGGGAGATATCCGAGAGGTAGTCAACAACCCTCGTTAAATGCCAAAGTTGGCAACTATAAACGCCGCACCAATGCGTCGTGCTGCCTGAAGCAGTGGGGATTGGTCATCCCGCATCTGAATTGACCCCCACCAGCAATGGTGGGTTTTTTTATAAATTATACATATATTTGTTAACCTTATATAAGATGTGTTTAGTATAACTGAATATAAGGAATCATAAATGCAGGAACAAAGCAATAACACTGATAATTTTACAGGAATTGGTATAGATCTTGGTCTTATGTTGGCAGGATTTTTTGGTGCTTTGCTTTTAGCACTAACAGCAAAAAATCAAACACCAGGAAGAGCAATAACTTCGATTTTGGCAGGAGCATTGTGTGCAAATTATTTGACTCCAATTGCTCTTCATTTTATGCCAGAATCAATACAAAATAATGGTAAATATGGTGCTGCATTTATAATGGGTTTTATTGGACTAAAATCTTTAGAATTGATATATGATTTTGTTTCTAAGAAATTAAAGACAAAAAAGGGAAAGATAAATATTGACATTAGTATGTAATCTGATATAATGGAGGTCATATGGCAAAAGAATTAATTCATGTACAAACAACTAAAGATGGTCGTTGTTTAGATCTACTCCTTACTATGAAGGAAGTAGAAAAGGGAGTGTTGAGAGCAACAGAACCTGAAAATCAAAAATTCATGCCAAATGATTGTGCAACATGTTGGCCAATAGAAAAACCACCAAAGTGTACATTTTGGGATCGTATAATGTTTAAATGTTCAGAAAACAAGGAGTAAATATAATGAGTGTGATGATTGTTCGTTTTAATAGTGGTGAAGAAGTTATTGCAAATATTGAGGAGACAGAAACCTCAATTACTTTAAAGAATCCATCAATTCTAATCCCATCCCCAGAAGGAAAATTGCTACTAGCACGATGGTTGCCATATGCAATTACTGATGGTGGAATCACATTGGATAAGAAAAATGTCATGTTTACAATTAAACCACAACAGGAACTAGAAAATCATTTTGTAAATGTTATCGTAAATAATTTAGCAGTTCCTAGTAAGAAAATTGTAGAACCAAATCTTAAACTTTCAGTTTAACACTTGACAAGGGACCACCATCATGGTATAATGATGGCATGTTCCCGTAGCTCAGTTGGATAGAGCATCGGTTTTCTAAACCGATGGTCAGAGGTTCGAGTCCTCTCGGGAATGCTTATGTTTGAAAAATATATGTTTACAAAACCAACAAAATTGTTTCGTGTTACTCGTTTTTACAGCTCTCAATTCAATCAAGGAGATATTATGACAAATCGTAATCTTATTGTGTCACTTGCAAGTGTTGCTTTTTTTGCAAACCTTTTTACACTCTTTGCTGGAGATAAGCTTGCATCTGATGCAACAAACACTTTCTCTATCGTTGGAATGCTTGCTATGTCTGCTGCATTCCTTACTTTCATCTTCTCACAGAAGACAAAGACAGAAATCGATCATGAACGAGAAGATCTCTATCGTGATATTGATGCTGTGTATCGTCATATTGATGAGCTAAGGCGAGATCTTAGCGATGACATTCGGGAATGCAATCGTTCCTGTGATAATCGTACTTGTAAGAAGTGATTTTAATAAATAAAGGTTGATGCTAAAGGCAACATATACTTACTCATTCAATGAGTTAAGTGGTAGACCTAAAAGATTTATAGAAAATCAACCTGAGTGTACATTAAAGGGTTACGGTGTCTCAATGGATACCGTAACCCTTTGTGTTTTGTATGGAAGTCTTGATTGTTTTAATCTAAACAATAAATTATTATTAGATAAATTTAAATTAAATATTCAAAAACTAGAAATGATTTAAAACGGTCTTCCATAAAAACTATTTCTACTATTGCCATTTTTGGAAATGGGTCCAGAAACATTACTGCCAACATTTGCCAAAGCAGAAGCAAGCGTACTGGTTAGTTGTATTAAACTATCTGTTTGTGATGTTTGAACAGCGGTGTCATTCTCTGGTGTTCTACAGAAAGTATCAAATGTGATTTCTGTTCTTAAATTATCATATGAATTTGCTCTTAAATTACATTGTGAAAATGTATTATTATCTGTGCATGATACTATAACATCGTTTGAGTATATTATACACGCACCAATAAATCCATTTTCTGCTTCTCTCGTATCGACAAATGCATTATAACGATTTTTGACTTCTAGATATACATCAACTTTTGTTTGTAAATTAGTAAGATCAACTTCGTCTATAATTTTATCAATCACAATGAATTCATTTCCATCAGAATCTATACTAATGTCTAAAATTTTTGCTGGATTTGAAAGAGTATTTTCAATTTTGATATAATCTCCAGGAAGGATTCCAAGATAATTAAATGAATTTTTTGTATTTTTTCCAAATCTATTTTTAATTATAGTTTTACTTGTTCCATATTTACTAACAGTGGTTGCTGTAAAATAAGGTATTTCATCAAAATTTCGTTTATCATATCTGTTGATTTTTGTAGATAAAGAATCTACTGATGTTACATCAAGAGATACAATTCCATTGTTTATTTGTCTAAAAACAAAATTCCCATTAAGATTTGCTATTTCGTCGGATGCTGGATCACGATATAAAGCATTTGTTAATGTTACTGTCGTACCAGGTTTAATTGAATTAAAATAATCACTTATTTTTGTTTCAACATCAGAATTTAATTGATTTGTATAATCAACAAAACATTTTGTATTGTTCGAATAAAATATAAATGTGGGAGTAGATGTTACTCCACGATTAATTGAGATTTTATCTGATTTAAATTTTTCAATTACTAAACCATAAAGCAAAGAAGATCTGGTCAAGACAAGTTTATCTATGTCTTCCTGTTTCTTTTTTCTTTGAAGATTTTGTCTATTTTGATTATTCACGATCCAATGTATGCCAGTGTTGCTGTTGAAGTTGCTGTTCTGATAAAGATAGATGCTAAAGATGAAACTTCCAAGAAGATACTTTCGCCAGGACTTAATATGTATCCTGTAGTTGCAGATACAGATACAGTATTTCCAATAAAAATGTCAACTGTATTTGTTATTGGGGATTTTAATGTTATTCCTGTTTTTAATGTATCTGTACTTATGTTTACTGGTGTTGATGTTAATGCTTTTTGTCCATTTACGATTCTGGATGGTTTTGTTATTGCACTGACTACAACTTTTGCACCATTGCCACCACTATTCACCAAATTCAAAATATCCAAAGCATATGCTGCATTTGTTGCAACAGTATTAATATTTGTTTTTAGTGTTTCAATCTTATCTAATAGATCATCATCGTCTATTATTACGGTTCCAGTTACACCAACTGGGAGTGCAGTATTTGCAGCAACTTCTACTGCTCCTCCTGCCATGCTTCCCTTAATGGTTACTGGATATCCTCCAGTTGCACCAGTGTAACCTTGAATTCTTATTGCACTAGTTGATGTGTCATTTGTTATTCCTACAGTCGATGACAAGGAAACGCTGAAAGTGAATCCAGTATTTGTTACGGCGACCTTTAATGCATCTCCAGATAATCCTATTGCTGTATTTCCAGAATAAATGTTTGTGTGAATCCATGTGGATCCACCAGGTCCATAAACAGAAACTGAATCATCCGCTGCTAGTAATTGGAATCCACCACTTATTCCAACATTTCCATACACAGTTACACTGTCTGTGGCAGAATTTAATCTTCTACCACCAGTTATTCCAATTGCAGTTGCTCCACTCACTCCAAATACTGCAACATTGTTTAAAACAGACACGCTTCCTGTTACACCAACAGCAACTCCACCAGAGACTCCTTGGACAGCACCGCTTATTCCAACAGGTGCGTCTGTAGAGAAGGTAGATCCCTTAACAATTAGTGGAATTGTTGGATTTGTACGAACATAAAAATCACCAGTTCCACTAATTGTCCCAGAGATGGTAAAGGTTGAACCAGTTACTCCATATATCTTTACTGGAAGTGGATATTCTTCGCTTGCTCTATATGTACTATCAACATTTCCCCAAGCAACCTTTGCAATTTGTGCATGTGCTGCCGTAAACCCAGAAGAACCACTAGTTCCATAATCTGTTGCAATTACTGCTGTCCCGTCTACTATGGTTATTTCAATGTTATCGGCAGTATATTTTGCCATATTATTTTCCTTTATTTGTATATATAAGTAATAGATTGACTATTCAGTAAAGTATGTTATAATGAGGTTATGTTGATAACACTAACAAAAGAAGAATTCTCTAAAAAAGTTGAAAATTATGTAAGGGAAAAAAATTCATCTTACATGGATGCAATATTAAATTTATTTGAACAATATTCATTCGACTTTGTTCAAGCACCAAAACTTCTAAATCAACCAATTTTGGAAAAATTAGAAGCAGAAGCAAGGGATTTAAATTTCTTACCAAAGGTTAAAAACAAATTACCCTTTGCTTGACATTCATATAAATACTGATATAATACTAAGAAGTGGGGAGTTCCCACTGATTACTTGTAAGACCAAGGTAGTTCCTTGGGGAAAGTAGGAGTTATGGGTTTTTCAGATTTGAAGAAGAAGTCAAAGTCGGGAATTGAAGATCTCATCAAAAAGATGGAAGATCAAACAAAGACTAAGGACTATAAGGATGATCGCTTCTGGCGACCAGAGCAAGATAAGACAGGAAACGGATTTGCCATCATTCGTTTTCTTCCCCCAGTAGATGGAGAGGATGTTCCTTGGGTTAAGTTGTATAACCACGCATTCCAGGGAACTGGTGGATGGTATATTGAAAATTCTCTCACAACAATTGGACAAAAAGATCCAGTTGGTGAGTTGAACAATCAATTGTGGAATTCGGGTCTTGAATCAGATAAGGATTTGGCAAGAGTCCGCAAGCGCAAGTTGACATACATTGCCAACATTTATGTTGTTTCAGATCCAGCAAATCCACAAAACGAAGGAAAGGTATTCCTTTATAAGTTTGGAACCAAGATCTTTGAGAAGATTCAACAAGTCATGAAACCAGAGTTTCAGGACGAAGAAGCAATCAACCCATTTGATTTTTGGAAGGGAGCAAACTTTCGCATCAAGATTCGTAAGGTAGGTGGATATACAAATTACGATGCATCGAAGTTTGATTCACAGTCTGCACTTTCAGATGATGATTCCAAGTTGGAAAGAATCTGGAAGTCTCAGCACTCACTTCTTCCTCTCGTAGACGCTTCTAACTTTAAGTCGTATGACGAACTTAAGGCGAGACTCTACGAGGTTCTTGGTGGTGATATTCGTTCGAATGCTCCTTCCAACCAGAAGACGGCAGAGGATGTACTTGATGAAATGGTGGAAAAGAAATCAAATCTCAAGTCAAAGAAGTCAGATCCTGAACCAGAAGATGAAGAATCTGATGCACTTAGTTATTTCCAAAAACTAGCAGAAGATTAAATAAAGTTTTTCTCCTTTATCCTAGAGCGACCCTCCAACTTGGAGGGTCGTTCATTTTTACTCCAATGTGTTTGTTGAATGATTCTTTTATATTTGGATAAGATCTTTTTCCTTTGTCTACCATACTACTTAACAATGGAGAAGATTGAACATCTAACAAAGAATCATTTTGTATATTATTTCGTTCTTCTTCTGAACTGTCTTTAATGCTATTTGTGGAGTTTATTTGTGCCTTTGCTTGTTCGTGTTCAAACTCTGATTTATTCGAATTGTATTCTGTAATAGTTTTTTCTGCTAATGCTAAACTACTATTTTCAGTTTCTTTGACAATTTGAAGATTTGTTTGTGGATTAGTTGCATTTATTCTTGGAGATTGAACTGTATTAGAAGATTGTGGAGATCCATATGTGACTCTTCCAGTTTTATCTACTGTAAATTGTCTTCCATCTGGTGTTACACCAGTAAGATCTCCAGGTTGTGCATTTCTTTCTATTATTGTTTCTTTTATTTGTTGCTCTGGAGGAACAACGGAAACGCTTGGTTGCACTGCTGGTTTTTTCTGAATTGTTTCTGGTAGACTTGGTTGTGATGATTTTTGTGGTAATGGTACTGTTTGTTCTGGTCTTGGCGATTCTAAACTAGAACCATCAGAAGATTTTGGTTCCAACAATTCTAGTTGTTTTTGTCTTTCTATTTCTTCTCGTTCTATTCTTACTGTCTCAATGTTTGATGTAATTTCAGATGATCTAAGACTTCTCTCTCTCTGTGCTTGTTGCGAGGAAGTCATTTGATCTGCTTTACGCATATCATCAACTGGTGCTACATTTCTCCAAGTTTCTCCATATTTCATTTCCAGCAATTTGGAAGACTCGTCATTCACCACCGTTAATATTTTTTCTCTTTCCGCAATATCTCTATTTGCACGGGCAGTTTTTTCATCATATTGAATAGATGGTTGTCTTTCTGTTCTGGTAGTTTGTATGTTAGAGTTTAATTCTTTTGATCTTTGTTCTCTTTCGCCCTGTGCTTTTTGAGAAGAAGAGATTTGTGTTGCTTTTCTAATGTCATTTGCTGGTGCTTTAGATTCCCAATCTTCTCCATATTTTAATATTAAAAGTTCTTTTGCTTCTGGAGAGACAGTTTCGATAGCTCTTGCTTGATCTACCTTATCTCTATTTGCTCTTTCTGACTTTTCATCATACTGAATAGGTGGTTGTCTTTCTGTCTTATTAGTTTCTATGGTAGATCTATTAGATTCTATATTAGAGTTTAATTCTTTTGATCTTTGTTCTCTTTCACCTTGCGCTCTTTGAGATCTAGTAAAATCTGTTGCTTTTCTGATGTCATTTGCTGGTGCTTTGGATTCCCAATCTTCCCCGTATTTCAGTATTAGCAATTCTTTTGCTTCTGGGGAAACAGTTTCGATAGCTCTTGCTTGATCTACTTTATCTCTATTTGCGCGAGCAGATTTTTCATCATATTGAAAAGATGGTTGTCTTTCTGTTCTATTAGTTTCTATTTTAGAATTTAAATCATTTGATCTTTGCTCTCTTGCAGATTCTGCATTTTGCGATCTGGTAAGATCTCTTGCTCTCTGAATATCTTTTGCTGGTGCTTTTTCTCTCCAATCACTTCCATATTTTAATTCTAACAATTCAATTGCATCAGATTTTGAAGATTCTATATTTGGAAAATCAATATCTTTTGCTTGTAATACTGGAATTGAAGTATCGGATCCAAATATAGAAGAACCACTATACGATGAACCGCCAGAAGAACGATCTATTGAACTTTTAGAACCAAGTAAATTAGTATCTCTAAGAGAACTATTTGCTGCATTTCTATTTGTATTTGTTTTAGAACCTTCTGCCATTGCTTGCCTTTGCTTGCATGTACTTCAAATTTTCTTGTTCTATGTGCTGCCTCAGTTGATCTAAGAACAAATCTCTCTCCCACGGTATCATAGTTTCTACAAATGTCATATCAAGTTTTTGTAAATATGAAAGATCAAATGACATTTTTAAATGAATACGAAGAGATGATTCACTGAGGCCTATAGAAAAAAATCTTTGATTCCTTTCAATAAAATTTCTCTAGTTTTACCGTCCGTTGTTGTATACTCTATTTTCTTTTCAATTCTTGGCATAGTTTTGATGAAAGATATTAATTTTTCAAATTGATCTTTCTTCAAAACATCAACAAATTCTTGAATTTGATCCCTGGATGTATTTTTACTTTCGATTAATTCGTCTTTGGTTTCGATACTTTCGATACAATCTATTATTAATTCATAATAGTCTTTTATATTTCTTTCTGCCTCTATGAAATATTCTAAAGTTGGATATTTCATTTTTATTTTAATTGATCCATCTAATTTTATTTCATTAGTATGATCTTTAGAATATGAAGGTTCAATTTCGTCTAGATTTAATTCTATTTTAATTTTTTCTCCAGTATATGGACAAATAATTGTTGGATTTGCAAATTCTCCCAAAGATTTACAACGAAGTTTTAAGAAAAAATATTCAATATCAAATATTGGTAAATTTTTTGCTTCAGTTTTTAATTCAAAACAAGAGTCTATTACATTTCCAAGAGTTGATAAAAAGTCCTCATGGGTTCCAGTTTCATTAGACATGTATAATGTCTTTTCTTCTCGAACAACGAATGGTCTGAAAGTAATTGTCTTTTTTGTAGATGGTTGTTTTACATTATATTTTGGCAAACTTCTAATCATATTATCTATTAACGATTTCATGGAATTCCTCCACCTCCGTAAACTGCATAACTTCTAAACTGAAATCCTACTGTAAATGACGGATACCCCGTGGCATCCGAACCCATTGATACTTGACTTATTGTTGATGGAAATGCTTCATAAAGATCAATTGAATGATTGACCTTTGATCTGTCTTGTGAATTTAAAAAATCTATTGTTACTGTTCCAGCAGCAGAGTAATCAATCCATTCATCAAATATACCTTCTCCAAAGTTTGCATCTGGAGCGTCATTTCCACCACTTCCAAGAAAACCATTAAAGAATCCAGGAGTATTTTCTCCCTGTCCCAACCCTGGGGTTGATTTTTCTATATCTCTTGGTGTTATTCCTCTATATGGATTGGAGACTACAATTTTATTCATCCAGTTTTCTATGAATACTTTTTCAGACCAATCTTGATATATTATGAAAGTGACATTACATGTTGTATACAATCTCTTGTATGGAACTCTTCTAACTGGACCCCAAATATCATGTTCAAAAAACGAAAACGATCTTCCAGGTAAAACTACAGATTGTGGATAAACAGTTACAGAATCTGTGCCAGTACTCATTACCATTTTATAAAAAGATGCTAATTGGGGACCACCCTTTTTTAGCACATTTTGTCTAAATTCTGTTATTGTGTTACTTATTGGCATCGAATAATTCTTTCTCTGTTATTATAACAAATTTCCATGCATGTTTATCACAAAACTCTTTTGCTGCTTCCCACTTCTTGAGGTTCACAGAATATGTGATATTTTCATTAAGTAAACTTTTTTTAGATTTTCTCTTACCTGTAGGTTTTCTTGTTTGTTTTTCTGGTTTAATTTCGACAACCATAGTCTCAATCTCACCTTTTTTATTTTTCTTTTCTACTATGAAATCTGGATAATAAATATGAACATTATTATCTATAGGTGATACATATGGTATTTTCAAAGTCTCAAATGACCATCTAATAATATTTTCATTCATATCTAAAAATTTGCAAAATTTTCTTTCCCAAAGAGATCTACAATTAATTGAATTTATGTTACCTATATATTTTGTAGGATTTTTTGGAAAATACTTAGTTTTATATGCCATTTAATATTATTTAGGAGAATTCATGGCTGGTGTAACAGAAACAACAAGACATATTATTTATCCAGCTGGACCTTCAAGATATGAAATTCCACTCTGGATGAAGTTTTTTTGTTATGAGTACAACAGTTCTGCTGCTGGTAGAGCTTCTATAAAAACCAGAACTCAGGGTGGTGTTCACATTCCAACCCTGACTAATTTAAAAACAAAAATAATGGTTCCAGCACCAGCAAATTTTGAAACATCTACCAGTTTAAAGTATACAAACCAACCCACTGCTGCTGCTGATTTACTACCACCTTTGTATAAATCAGGAACAGCTATAAATTGGAGTGTTTGGGGTGCTGGAGAAATATATCAGATGGCGGATGCAGTTACTGATGCACTAACAGCAAATCAATTTGGTTATAATAGAACACTTTCTTCCGCAGATGCAAATGATTTGACATACGAAGGTAGTGGTTCTGTTAGAAATTATGAAATAAGATTATACTTACCATGCTTAAGTTCTGAGGATTCAGAAGCAGCAGGAGAAATTACTAGATCATTTGAAGCTTTATGTCTTCCATCTGCAATTGGTTTTGGAAATATTTCTGCACTTAGGTATTTTCATCCTCCTTTGTGGATATTTGGAATTGGACCAGCAGATTCTTTAGATTTGGATCCCGATTGGTCTGGTTCAATGCAGATCAGTGTTTTAACTCAAACAAAGGTTAGAAAACAAGCACTGGATACAAATACGCTTGCTGCATTTTCAACTAAAGGAAAATTTAAACCAGTGGCATATTCTTTGACATTACTATTTAGAGAATTGGAACCAGCATTTAGATCCGTAAGTCCTCTTCAAAATACATCAATTACAATTCTAAATCGTTCTGGAGTAATCACCACTGGTGGATTTACTAATCCACTAGTTCGCACTGGATTTTAGGAATAAATATTAATATGCTATTTAAAGATTATCCATCTATAGATTACATTATTAAAAATAAATCTATCACACTAGTTGATATATTTAAAAATATAGCATTCATAAACACAGATAATAATTTTGCTTTTATGGATTACTATATCCAGGATGGTGAAAGTCCAGAACATGTTGCAACAAAATTTTATGCAGATACTGAATTATCTTGGTTGGTTTTACTGACAAATAATATTGCAGATTTAAAAAGAGAATGGTATTCAGATTCTGAAACTTTTTTGCGAGAACTAAATCGTGATTATGGTGGAACTGCATATTACATAGCAGCATTACCAGACATTATTTCTGGTGATATAATGGTTAAAGTTGGATCTACTGGAGAAACTGGAGCAATTACTATTGATTCTTCCGTATATGCTGTAGTTCAATCATTTGATGAAAAATTAAGAATCATACGAGGTATATGTGGATTCGGTGGATTTACATTCAACGATACAGTATTGTTTGCAAGACAAGATTCTAGTAATGGCACAGTAAAACCAATTCAATTTTTAAATGGAGATGCAGATCCTTTATTGGTAAATTATACTTTGCTGTATTATGTAGAACCATATGGCAAAAGTATAGATTATTTCTACAATAGCAATAATGTAGTAATTGATCCTTATAAAAAATTATCAAATGTGCAAGTAGGAATACAAACAGATACCCTATATTTGAATACTGATCCAGCAGATGTAACTGAGGATAATTTTGCAAGAACAGTCTTATTTGCATATTCATCAAATGTTGGAGATATGGAAGAACTTACTGGAGTGTTTAAGAAAGAAAAGCAAAAAACAGTATATGATGAATATTTGAAAAAACAAAGAATAAAAATACTAAAACCAGAATATGTCCCATCGGTTTTAGCAGCAATACAGACTGCAATAAGTGAGAATTCGGTAGGCAGAATTTATAGGATAGAATTATAATGGCAGAAGAATCAGAATTTAAAACACTTCAAAATATATTATCAACAGGTGATGATAAAAATACTAACATCACTCCAGTAAATCCAACAAGTGGATTTTTGGAAGAATTGACATTAACTAAAGAAGTTGATGGAAAGGTTATATCTTTTAAGTTGTTACCTTGGAAGGCAGATTCTGCTCAACAAACTATTGATACTCCATATTTAAATATGAATATCAATGAATCCATGACTGATGGATGCATTTATGGTACTTTAGTATTTAAGGATTATAGAAATTGGGCAGACGAATTTGCATTTACTGGAAAAGAACAAATACTTGCAAAAATAAAAATTCCAGGACATGGAAAGAGTGAAGATAAAGTTGTAAATTTTAAATTTCATGTATATGATTCTAAAATCATAACAGATGAGGCATATACATCCGAAGTTAATCAATTAAATGAAATATTTTCTTTAAAGAGACTATACTTTATAAGTTCTGAAATATTCCTACCAAATTATAATAAAACAATATTAGAGGATACAGAAGATTATGTTGGTCTTATTGCAGCAAAGGATGAAAAAGAAGGTTTAATCAATAATATATTTAAACAGTTTAATTTTACTGTATATAAAATTGATGAAACTAAAAATGGTGTTTGGTTAAAGAAAGATCACATTGCATATCCCTGGATGAAGCGCAAGGGACAAATTCGTGTAAATGATCTTTTAACATATTTAGCTTCGTATGCTTCAAATTCAGAAAACAATCCTTATTATTTTTGTTGGCATGACCGCAATGGTTGGAATTTTAGAGATCTTTCAAAATTAACAAAACCAAATGATAAAAAAATAGATCCAGTTGATGGATTTATTACTACTTTCGATGAAGTAAATCCAAATAGAATTTTAGAGTTTCAAGTAATAAATGAATATAATATCGACAAATTATTAGATAAAAATTCTCTTGCTGGTGGATATGTAAGAATTGAACCAAATTGGAAAAATCCATATGCAGATTTTACAAATCACTATGATGCAATGGAAGAAAAACAAGTAGTATATGAATACGATCCAGAAAAAGAACCATTAATCGAAAAATATCCATTAATAACAAAGAAGGATAAAGAATTACTTGCTGATGGATTTACACCAAAAAATAACATAAAACCATCGACAAGAATGGACGATCAAATATATGGTTATTATAATGAAAATTATGCAAACACTCCATTCTTCCAAGGAAAAGTTCATGGTGGTCAATGGGATGTTTATGGAAACACATTTAGTGGACCGTGGAATTCTAAAGTATGGCAACCACAATATGATTTGACAAATTTAAAATTTACCACATTTAAAACAATACATGAGAAAATTCGCAAACCTTTGATGAAGAAGAGGGATGAATATTCTCGCAAGAAAAATATAAAGAGAAAATGGGAAGTATATAGATGTACAGTTTGTTGCCATGAAAATGGTGCTCTGGGTTCTACTGCTGATGTTGCTCTGATAACAAATCCAGGACCAATTGGTGGTGCAACATACAATTTACTATTTGGTCCAACAGGAATGTTTGCCGATTTTGACCAATCATATAAGTTGGTTGCAGCAGGATCGTTTACAGATCTTTTAAATTATGATGCTGGAAATACTTTCAATGAGCGTGGTCTAACACAATCATATGATCTCACAAAAGATCCATATAATAAAACTATAGGTCAGTTTTTTAATCTAATAGGACCAACTCCACCGACTGCTTATATCACACATGTAATACAAAGAGCAAATAATCAATATCAAATACTTTTAGATCAAATTGACACTAGAATTACTGATTTATTAGGATTCGTAAATCAAAGATCTGCAATTTACAAACAAAATGCAGATGCTGTTTTTACTGCAACTTTGATTACTAAAGTAGGAGATGGAGATCCACAGAGAGGAATAACTGCTCCAGTAGAAAGACCTATTGATCTTCTTCAGGGTTATAAATTTGTTGGAGATGCGATTCCTGGAGAAGTAGTTACAGATTGGCCTATTTCGCAGTATGAATTTGGAATGATACCACACACTTCTATTCCCATTGGAAAAGGTGTGGGTCAAGTTGTTTTTGAAATTGAAGCACCATGTACTGCACAAAATCAATCATTTACATTTACAAATCGTTCTGGATTTGGAATTGGATATTGCTGCACCCCACAAGGTTGTCAGGTAACTACATCTGGTTGTGGTGTTGATCAACCATTTTACAATAATATAGATGAATGTAATGCTGGATGTCCAGATTTTGGTAGTTGGTTTTGTCAATCTGGTGCTGGAAACGAAGATTGTGTTTTTGTTCCTGGTAGTAATTTCGGATTTAGTAATCGCGATGATTGCATTGCCGCATGTATTGGTCTTGGACCTCCAGGGCCAGAAGGCCCACCAGGGCCTGCAGGCCCACCTGGACCTCCAGGACCACCTGGACCTCCAGGACCACCAGGACCACCAGGACCAAGAGGCCCAACAGGTCCAACAGGTCCAACAGGTCCAACTGGCCCATCAGCATTACCAACTGAAAAGGATATCAAAAAGATAGGAACAACTTGTTTCCGACAGTGTTCCATCGATCCTGTGGTTCGTGGTTATATTAAACACACAACCAAGAACTATGCAGCACAATTTAGTCAAATTTACTTATATGCTGCACCTTATCTTTGGGATGAGAGTGGAGTTCAAGGAGATTGGTCATTTTATGATTATGGAACAGAAAGTGGTTTAATTCCTGGAATAGTAGATCAATCTATTAGAGAAACAACACAAAGTTGTTTAGAACTTGGTGGATGCTATAATACAACTTGTTTAAGTTCAATAGCAATAGAGTCTTTGAGAAGAAACTGTTTAGCAGAAATACAATTGTTGCGTGTTGAAAGACAATTAATAGTTTCACTACAAAACATGATACAAGACTATGAGCAAACATGGTCAGATCATTATACTGAATGGTATAATAGAAATGCATTCTTCTTTTCTAAAAAACCTGGTGAAAATATTTTCAAGAATGAAGAACTAGGAAAAACAACAATTGGTTCTCCGCTTTCGCTTTACAACATCAAATCAGTTACCAGAAAAGAAATAAGAGGTAGCAGATATGAGATATTTGCTAAGTCTAAAGGCATAACTGGTGCTTCAGCAGGAGAATGGGTTTATAATGTGTTCTTCAACAATGATGAAGGCAGCACATTCCATCCATATTATAATCAAGGTTATACTACAAATGGTAACGCATTCATAACTTCAAGAGAATCACATGGTTGGTATGGTTATGAAGATGCAGATAATACTGATGATCCAGAATCATTCATCGATGGTGCAGATTTTGGTGGAGATTATCCACCAAAATTTAGAGGCAGTGAATATGTTGAAACTGGTGTAATTCACATTGGAAGTAATGATATTGAAAATTTAATTAATATCGACACAGAATCATTTGAAGATTATGGGAATGCACAAGCAGATTTAAATGTCACTGGTACTGAAAATTTTGATCAAACTTATAATTTCTATAATACAAATGGTCAAAAACCACCAAACATCAAAAAAGAAGAAATTACTTCCTATGTCAGAGTTGAATTTGCAAGTCCAATTGGTTTGGATAGAATTCAAGAATTCCCAAATGGATTTATTCGTGATGCTGGTACAGAATACTTCTTGCCATATCTTGTACAATTAACACCAGGTCCAATGGGAAGACAAGGTGTTAAATACAACAGTGCAGTAATTGGAATTGATCCTTATGGATTTGATGTTGCTGTAAAGAAGATCAAAGATGATATTCCATTGAATAGAAAACTTCAAGGAATAGACAAAGGAAATTATTATAATTGGTGGAATCACGACACTGGTTCAGTATTAGCAAAAACTCCATATCTGAGCACGGATTATAATGGTATGGATCTTTGGCCTGAAGTTGGGTTTGAAACCGATTATCCATATTATGCATATGATGCATCACAAGAAGATTTGCATGGTGGTGGTTATGATATGGACTTCCATATGGGTGGTGGATATTATTTCGAGAATGAATCCCAGAACTGGGGAGAATCTTTATATCATTATGGAATGAGTTCCAAGAAACAATTTGATCCATTGTATAGAACATCTGTTGTTGGATCGTTTGTTTTGCCCAATAGTTATAGAAAATTAAAACCACATCGTTCTTGGTGGTCTATGTTTATACCAAGAAATCTTTTTATACCAATTAGATTTGCAAACATATTCAAAACGCCGAATACAAAGGCGAGAGATTTGTTTGGTGGAAAAGGTATATTCAGTCTTTCTGCAAATTATTGGAGAACATGGTATGGTAGTGAATTTGATGATTGGATTTCACTAAATCCAACAGCAACTGCTATGATTGAAGCAAATGCTCCAAATCTTGCTTTCTTGACAAATACAGAAGAAAGTAAGGATACAATAAATCCACATAATGCTTCTCTTGCTGGATATTTTAAAGATTCGCTAATGTATTATTTGTCTGGATCGTACACCTTATATAATCCAGGAAATAGTCCTATACTCGCTGAAGATCTTTGGAAGTATGACATGAGTGGAGAAACAGAATATGGATTGATTACTCCACCAGTAGATACTGATTATGAATTCTTTGATCGAAATTTTGCAATGCAATTTACAGTTTTCTCCAGAGGATCAAGAACCTGTGAAGATATTGGTTTGAAATGTGCAAATCCAGATGGTATTGTTCGTTCTGCTGGTGGATGCACCTTTGATCCATATTGTAATTGTCCAGCATTGAATAAAATTCCAACAGAATCGGAACCAACATATTTGGAACTTTATAAATTATATAAAGAAATAAATGAATGTAAATTAATCGAAGAAGAACTTGGGGAGGAATGGTTGGGGTGTGAATGGTCAAATCCTTCTTCCACTTGTAGTTGTAATTGTCCAGAACAGGGAGATAAATTCTTAGACTATTTACAATATACTAGAACTTATTCCACATTCTGGGAAACTGAACACGATTTACCACTGAAGAGAAGTTCATTCCTAAATCAAATTGATTGTCAAAAGATAAAGATAAGAGTTGCACCTTCAACTAAAGTTGAAGTAGGTTCTGTTGTTGAAATAATAATACCAAACGATATGCCAAAACCTATGGTAGATAAACAATATAAGAGAATTTCTGGAAGGTGGTTGGTAACAGAAATTTCACACAGTATGTTGGGAGAATTTACATACTTTATGGATTTGATTTTGATAAGAGATGGTTTACACTATAAGTTGGATGATGAGAAAACACCAAAGGCAATATTTTCTAAATAATTTATATGCTAGTACGAAAAATTTCATATTCCGATCTTCCCTTCTTTTTGAGTAAAAATTCATTTACTGAAGATTTTAATTTGACAAAAAATTTAAATGCTATAAAACAATCAGTTAAGAATTTAATTCTAACAAACTATGGGGAGAGAAAATTTAATTATAGATTGGGTGGAAATATCTATGATAAACTCTTTGAAAATTATTCATATGAAGTTGTTTCACAATTACAAACTAGCATAGGTGGAACAATTCAAGAATATGAATCTAGAATAGAATTAACACAAATTTTAGTATTGAACACTAGTGAAAATGAATTGAGTGTTGTTGTGAGATACTTTATACCATTTTTTGAAGTTAAGGACGAATTAGTAGTCAAACTAGCAAGGACAAGATAATGACATCTCAACGAACACCAAAAACATTAGGCGGATTGGAATTTGCAGAAATAAAGCAAAGTCTCAATGATTATTTGAAGACTCAAGAAATTTTTGCTGGTTATAATTTTGAAGGAAGCGCAATACAAACCGTCATAGACATGCTTGCATATAATACATTTTATTATGCTTATTATGCAAATATGATAAATGCTGAAGCATTCTTAGATAGCGCACAAAAAGAAGATTCAGTTATATCTCTATGTAAACCTCTTGGATACTTTGTTCCTTCTAGAAAATGTTCAAAAGCATTAGTTCAAGTTTCTGGTTCTACCAATACCTCCACTGGAATAACTGCTGGAACTATATTCACTTCAAAGGATGAAGATGGAATTCCATATAATTTTTACGCAATAGAGAATATTATCGTAAGTGAAGGAGGAGTAACAGATCCATTTTACATATACGAAGGAACCAGATATGTGGAATTTGATGCTCTTCCAAATTTTGATTTAGATGAACAAATAATTTCAGTGGTTGATTCTAATTTTGATATTGACACATTGAAGGTTACTGTAACAGAATTATTACCAGATCTTTCTGAAGATGAACCTAGAGAATGGAAAAGAGTTTCCAATATTGGATATGTTTCTCAGGTTAACGAAAAAATATATTTTGTGGAAAGAACATCAACTGGATTTTTAATTAGATTTGGATTGAAAAATTCTTTAGGTAAAACTATAGACGACACGGTTTCTAAGATAAACATTAGATATTTAACAACCAGCGGATCTGATGCGAATGGTTTGATAATTTTTGAAAATGTGGCATTAAATGGAAATGTTAGTGTAGAAACTATATCACAATCTAGAGATGGGATGTCAAATCCAAATTTAGATAATGTTCGTTTTTTAGCACCAAAATGGTTTGCATCACAAGAAAGAGCAGTCACAGTAAATGATTATAAAGCACTATTGGTAGAAGCTGGTTATTTTGAAAATGATACCCAGTTTAATGTATTTGGTGGTCAAGATTTAAGTCCACCAAAATACGGAAGAGTTTTTATCACATCAAATATTGATTTTACAGAGCAAAAAATATCTGAATTTATAGGTTATGTAAAAGATAAGAGTGTAATTACTGTTCTTCCAGAATATGTAACACCAAATTCGACAAATCTATTTTTAGATTTTAGTTTTAGAATTGGACCAACTGTTCCAAATACTAATGAGAATAAAGCAAAAGCAAAAATATTATTAAAGTCATTATTTGATAATAACTTTGCAGTTTTTAATCAATTTAATTTGAATTTTAGTTCTTACGATTTTGTAGATTATATTAAGAATAAGACTCAAGCAGCAACTAATGATATGCAAGCACTAATAGATTCATTAATTTTGAATCTTGAAGATTTTAATTTATATATTCGTCAAATTATAAATTCTGGAAAAGAGTATTTCTTTAATTTTGGTAATGAATTCTATGCTCCGATTCAACAATATACAGATCTTTCAGAACCATTTGATTATTATGGAGATGAGTCTAGTTCAAACAGAAAGGTTGTAATTAGAGTATTCCCAACAAGTAATAGTTCAAAAAATAATAAATTACCACTCCAATTGTGGGCGATAGACAATGAAACAGCAGAAGAAACAAAATTAGAAGGAGATTTTGGATATTGTATAATATACAAAGGTTCTATAAACATAAAAAATGATGTGATTAGAAATTTTGCTACATTGAATATTCAATTTAAAAATAAAGCAGTAAATATGGGATTGGATAATCTAATCACATTTAAGACAAATAACATAACGGTGTTATGATGATACCCACGATTATAAGCAACGATCAACCACAAACATTAAACTATAGATTAGGTGATTCTTATTATGATCTATTGGAAGATCTGAAGACTTTATTATTCAATCAATCTAAATGCCCTAGAAATTATGATATAACAGATCAAATACCTCTTTGGATTATTTTTGAAAAACAAGATTTAGAAAATGAAGGGTATTCTGGAATAACCATTTTTGATTTTATACAAAAATATTATGATTGGTTGTATTGTGATAATCCAGAAGGTGCAAATTATGAATTGAGCAAAAGATTTTTAGATATAATTGATATAGACAAAACCAGATCTGTGTTTTTAGAAAGATTGGCACAAATATATGCTTCTGGGTTTGATTCTAAGGTTTTAGAAAAAAATGGTGGATTAGTAAAGGAAGAAAATCTTAGAAAATTTTTAAATGGAATTCGCAGAGCATTTTATCACAAAAAAACTACAGAAGATGGAATTAAATACTTTTTTATAAAATTATTTGGTATTGACGAGGATCAAATATCAATTGAAGTTCCTAAAAAATTAATATTAAGACTTAATGGTGGTAAGTTTTATGATGAAAATTTTAAATTTCCAGGAAATACTGGTCTATATGAAGACATCGGAACTCTGAGTGGTAGTTATTTAAATTTTTCTAGATTCCAAGACAGCAATTGGATTCAAGATTGGTCATATCTTTTGAAAGTGGGTTTGGTTGCTACTGAATATAAAGACATATACAAAGATATGGTTCATCCTGCTGGATTGAAAGTAGTGTTTGAAAAAACTCTTGATGATTATCAAGGACCAACATATGATGAAACTATACCATTTGTTTGTGAATTGCCTCTACTAAAAAACTATGCCCCATACGGAATATCATTTGATTATTCTGGATCAACTCTTGGAATATACATTAATGGTTGGACTCCTCCACCCGAAGGAATTACATTTGTTGGTCTTACAGCATCAACTGGATGTTGTGGTATTGTTTATACTGGAGGATTCTCAGCATCAACATATTTGTTTCCAAGTTGGGGAGAACAAACAAATGTCTTTAACTTTAAAGATATAAATATAAGCACAATGTTAGAATTGTGTTATCCTAGCGATTTAGGATCTCCAAATTATGGAAATTCTTGCACCTAAAAGAGAAATAAATGAGCACCAAAAGTAACAATGCTAAAAAATTTGTAACAGATACTGGATCCAAAAAACAATTATTTGTTTTTGTTGGTTCAAATTCCAGTGATTCTTTATCAAATTCTTCTCAAACGACTACAGAAATCTGGAACAATTCTGATTTTTCAGTCAGAGTTGGGCAGAATAGTGTTATTCCCGTTGTTAGAAACATAAAATGGACTCAACAAAATCCATATACTCCCTGGAGTTCATTAGAGGAAAATACTGGAAATTTTTACGCATACAACAATCAAACTGGATATGTATATCTTTGTATATCAGATAATGAAGATAATAGAACTGATAAAATTGGATATGGTATTTCTAAAGTAAGACCAACACACACATCTGGGACTGTAAAATATTCTGATGGATATTCGTGGAAAGTTTTATATAAAATAACAGGTTCTCTTGAAAGATTTGTTTCTGCAAAATGGATACCTGTAGTATCTTTTGATATTTTTGACTCTGGATCACAATCTACAAATTTAGAAATGGTACAATCATTTTGTGGTGTATGTGGAACATCGGAAATAGGTCAATGTGCAATATATTCAAAAGTTGCATTAAGTACAGATGATGATGCTGGAACATTTGAATATTTAAAAGGTGACTTGTTCACAACTGCTGAAAATATTTCATGTAGTGATTGTTATTATTTTATGAAAGACAATGATCAATTTGTTTCAAAGTTTTATTCCGATGGAGAGACAGTTTCTTCTTCAATAACAATAAATGATCCTTATACTTTAGTGGGTCAATTGATATCAAATAATGAATTATCTAGTGCATCACCATATTATCATTTATATCAAATAAATGAAAACGATGATCTAGATGAAGGATCAATAGTTTCAGCATTCATAGATCTGAGTGGATTTACTAATAACCAATTAATTTTAAATTCATCTAATCCCCAAATTTCAATTATAAGTAATAGTGGTTCGGGTGGAATCATTAAATTAAAAACATTTATAGATGCATCTGGAAATAATATATTAAAAGGAATTGAAGTTGTAGATCCTGGATCTGGATATAAGGATATAACACTAGATATTGACTCATCAATATTGACTGAAGATTTAGATAAAAGTCAATTATTATCATCCATTTCAATAAATTTAGACACCATAGATGGGTTAGCATTTGATCCTGTTACTGTTTTAAACGCCCAACATGTAATGGTAGATGCTAGGTTAGAAAAACAATCAATCCAACAAGCAGGAATAGGAATACCAGATAATATAAATTTCTTTGGTTTAATTGAAAATCCAATAGGAATATGCGGTTCCACCGAAGTAACATCTGGATCTAATTTGAATAAAAAGAGAGATGTAATTTTTAGAACAACTACAAAGGTTCAAGTTTCAAATCCTGCTTCTGCATCATTATTACCATTGGTAGATGAAGTTTACGATGTCGAAGGAACTACAAATTCATTGACTGATGTGTTAATGGGTGGGGTAGTTACTACGGATGAAGGTGCAAAAACTACGGATATTGAAATAAAAAATATAGTCTATAATCGTGCAACTGAATTGGTAGGAAAGGGAATATCAGGTCCAAAAGGAACTTCTCCAAAAGTAAATTCAACAATAGATTCTATTTTAGAACAACCAGATTTTATTCAATATTCTGGCAAAATTTTATCAACAACAAAACTCAGTTCAAATTTAAATGTTGCAGATACAGACTCTGTAATTATTCGTATAAATATCGTAAAAGGAATGTAAATGTTTTTTCCATTTAATAAAGCACCACTAGAACAAATTCCATTTAATAGTAGAATAGGCAGACAGTATTCTGAAACTGCAAATAAAAATTATTTTGCTCTTGGATTTAATCCTGGTTATGCATTACAGGCATCAGAGTTGAATGAAATTCAAGAATTGTTTTTTATAAATTTAAATCTAACACAAAGAATGAATAGTGCTTGGTCTTCTTTGGGTTATAAAATACCATTTTGGCAAGGATTAATCCCATTAGATCCTACACAAGTATCAATTGTAAATAATGGAACAACAAATTCAATAACTTCTGTAACTATTACATTTGAAAATGGATGGTATCTATGGACAGATCCTGAAAGTAATATGTCTCATTGGATATATAAGAATCAAGATGCAACAGGCACTAATGAAAAAACATTTTCATTAGGTGGTGCTGGACAATATTATATTGGATACTTGTTAAATAAAGAAGTAATTAATTGTTGTCCAGATTCTACATGTTCTGAAACAGAAGATGATACACTTCGGGATAATTCTGATGGATCACTTGTTGGTCAAGCAAATACATGTGGTGCTTCTCGTTTAAAAATTTCATTCACTAATGATACCGATGATTTTGAAAGTAGATTAAATGCCGTTGGAAATGATGGTATTAGGCCTATTATTTACATTAGCAAAACAGGAACAGATACACTTGCAGCATATTTTCTTGATAATCAACAAATAGCAATAACAACGGGACAATAAAATGGCATTTACCGACGCAATATCACAGTTAACAGGAAATTCAACTTTCTATGATTGGTTCAATAAAGAAAATAATGAAATCATAGCAAAATTGAATCAATTACAGATCTCAGGTGCTACAAGTGGCGATGGAGTTCTTGTAACTATAGGTGCTACAACTGGACTTGCTTCATTTTCAATTGGTGGAACATCAAGCACAATTCAAGCAGGATTGACATTTGCTGGTTCTATTAATTTTACTGGAAGTGTAACTCTTCCAAAAACATCATATAGAATTACTGGAATTACATCTGGAACTACTGGATATACATTCGGATCTGTAATTAGAATTACTTCTTCTGGATATACTGCTGCAAGAGGAGATGATCCAGATTCTGCTGAGGTTGTAGGAGTTTTATCCGAGAGAACTACAAACTATTCAGTTGTAACTTTGCTTGGCAAAATCGATGGTGATTTTACAGGAGTAGCAGGTTCTACACTTTCTCCAGGGTGCATTTACTTTTTAAGTCCTGTAACAGCTGGTAATGTCACAACAACAGAACCAAATACAGTTGGTCAGGTTTCAAAACCAGTTTTGATGGGTCTTGGAGAAACATCAGGAATTGTATTGCAATACAGAGGAAATTACCTATACAGTTCAGAATTAGGACCAGGAATTTCTGGTTCTAATATTATAACTGTTGCATTTTCTACTTCTCCAGTAGATCCTAGAAATTATGGTTTCTCCGCTGGAATGTACTTATCATTTGCACCAAATATCATAAATGGATCTACTTTCTTCAAGGGATACTTGGCAGACACTGGAAGAACTGCAATCAATGGATGGTTTTTATCTGGCAATTATCAAATGATGATAGATTTGTATTATGAACCAAACCCAGATTTGTGGTATTCACAATATTCTATACTTCCGTGGGAAGATGATTTCTGCGTTGGTATGATACAAAATATTACAGACAATGCTGGAACATTAACATATGAAATAGTAACCAGAGGATTCTCATCAACGATTCCAAAAACTGTATCAACAAGAGGAGCAACAGCAGCAGGATTCTGGATATTCAATAATCCTATAAGATCTCAAGGTGTTGGTGCAACTTATAATATAACAACAGGAGCAAATCAATTACAAAGACACGATTCTGGAAATGTTCAAGGTTCTTACTTTGGAATATCTTCTCCTGTCTTTAGTGCTGGTGCTGCATTTGAAAATAATCCAACAAAATATTTTGTAAATCCAAGAGCAAATGTTACAATTTCAAGTCCTGGATCATCTCCATCTGGACAAGCAGCACTTAGAAGATCTGACTCAACAGATATTATACAAGATAATATTAATTATGCATTCAATGGAGATTATTCAATATGGAACAGAAATGTTGGAAATACTTCTAGATATACAGGAACGGATGATGTTTATTTTGCAGATAACTGGATTAGAAGAATAGATTCTTCGGGAACTATAACTGCATTTGTTGGTAAAACTGGAATAGATTTTGGAAGTACAGAAATAGAAGGAAATCCTCAAACTTGTGCAGAAATAAAATTCATTGCAGGACCATCAGGTTCTGGACCAACTGGTTCATTCTCGGTTGGACATGTTTTTGAAGGTGTGGATGCGTTTAATGAGAAACCATTTACTGTAAGTTTTTATCTAAAAACATCTACAAATGGACATCAAATTAATGTCTATCTGGCAAAATATGGTGGTGGATCTCAACTTAGTAAAGAAATTATAGGTTCACTCACAAGCACAACAACTTGGACAAAATATACTTTTGATTACTCTGATCATATCGGAACAGTTTCGACAAACTACGATGATGGATATGTCGAAATTGGAATTGATATGAATCCTATGGTTGTTGATTTGTATGATACAACAACTCCAACATCTTCAAATATATTTACAAGTTTAGCATCATTTGTTGTATACAAAGGTCAATATGCAAATCCAGTTCATAAGTTTGAATCTTATGATGAGAAATTGAAAAAAGCGCAAAGATATTATTATTCAACATATAAACAAAATCAAACAATTGGTTCTGAAACTATGGAGAATGAAGTAGATCCAGATCTTAATGCTTTCACTTTCCAATATTTGCCAGGAACTCCATATGGATTATTGAAACTTCCAACAACAATGAGAGAAGTTCCAACAGTTACAATATATTCACCAACAGGAACTATAACTTATCCAGAAATGTATAATGTTACTGCCACTAGAGATCTCAAGAATACAGCAGGAACCAAAGGATTTAATAATGTTAATAGAACAACTACATTAGGAAATCCAACAGTATCGACAAAACAAGATGAAACCACTATTAAGATAATTGCTATGGAAGGTGTGGTTCCATATGATGTAATAAGTTGTCATGTAGTAGCAGATGCAAGTTATCCAATATAATCGGAGCAATAAATGCCAAGTTGCAGCAATAGTTCGAACATAATATCATCAATCAATGCACTAAATGTTAGTTTAGGTGGTTCTAGACTTTCCACAACTATAGATTATGTTTCTGGACTAACTTTAGGTAATGTTATTCGCTATGATGTTGGATCTACTGGATACACTGCATCAAAAGCAGACACTGCTGTGAGTGCTGAAGTATTTGGCGTAATAGAAAGTTACGATAGTGCCATTAATAAATTTAATGTTGTAATTTATGGTTCCATAACACTTACTGGTACAAGTTTGGTTGATATGGGTTCTGGTGGCGGTGGTGGTGGAAATGATATTTACTTTCTTAGTGGTCTAACTGCTGGTACATTACAAAATTTAGCACCAACAAATTTAGATCATATAGTAAAACCAATATACCAATCTTCCCCACATGGTTCATTTACAGGAGTTATTGTAAACTACTTAGGATATAAAGTTGGTGGAGATATACTTGGAACTAGTGAATCTGAAGTTCCCGCGGGTGATTTGAGAATGTTAATAGGAACTTCTGCATTCGAAGAAGGTTATGTGGATGCATCAATATCTCACGATTTGCCAATTGCAGATTATCCAGATTTTTATGAAAAATTTTCAACACAATATGGATATGTTGAAAGATTAACCGTGAATTCTACATCGGGTGTAAATGTTGATAAAATTGTTACGCAATCAAATTCTTCATATTCTGGAAAGATAAAAGCAGTAGATTCTATTAATAATTACATTTATGTTACAAAAACTCCAGGAGCAGATTTAGCATCTACTAATAAATACGCATCAATAAATGGAGTTAACAAAACAGTAACAGCATCTGAAGTTTATTCGGTATATACTCCAATCATATCATTACCACAACAATTAGTTGTAAATGCAAATGATGGAAGTATATTACAGTCATCACAAACTATAAAGATAGGACTACGAGTTAAAGATACAGGATTACGAGTTAGTATTCCTACTACAATCGATACTACTTCTTCAATCACAGCAAATGAATTATTTGTTGGTTCAACCCCAATAAATGTAGAGACTTATATTACAGACCTTAATGATAGATTAGAAGCAATAGAAGAAAGATTGAGAATGTAATGGCAATATATGGAAGTAGCCACATAACAAATGCCAAGTACATTGGCATAACTGGTCCAACAGGAAACACTGGTCCGATAGGAAAAACTGGAGTAAGAGGTTTTTCTGGATCTACTGGGTCTACTGGAAATACTGGTGCGAATATTTCTGGAATGACTTTAAATTCTTCTGGAAATATTGTTACTATTTTTGATGATGATACAAGTGCAATTGGACCAAGTATAGATGCTCCAGATGGAGCATATTATTTGTTTGCAGATGGTGAAAATATTGCTGGAGATGGTTATTCTGCGTTTTATGGATTAACATATGAAGATGAAGGATTAATCCCCGTTTTACAATTCAGAGGAATAACGACAAGTTCTTTCAATCAGGAATTGCAGATCGTAGGTATTTCTTCAAGTTCACAAAGTGAAGATATAACAGTTAGATATAGCATAACTAATCTTTCATATATTGGAATTTGTGGTGGCACTCAAGGTCAACTCATAATTCAAAAAGTTGGAAACTATTTTTATGGTTTAACTGGAACAAATTACGATAAAATAAATCAAACAGTAGACTTACAAGTTCAAAATTATGGAGAAAGAGTAAAGTTTGTAAGACCAACTATAAAAGATTTTATAGATTCAGGTGGAGAATCTGCTGGAACTTATATTTACTGGCCTATCGATTATACCGAAGGAAATATTTTTATTCTTAATTCATATTGGGATGAAGTAGTTGACGGTGAAGAAGTATTTGCTCAAATTGTATTAGTAAAAGAACCACCAAGAAGTGATACTGCAAAGGGAATAACAATTATAGTCCCACCAGGAATCACTTCATCTGAAACAGTGTTTACGGGATATGCAACTACAGATAATTTAACTGGTGGAATAACATTATCCGCAGATCCAAACATTGACAGTTATAATATTTCATGGCCTTTGACTTATCCTCCATGTTTAACTACAGGTCTTGATGTTATCAATATGATTTCATTTGATGGATTATGGTATGCAAATTATGGAATTTATGATTCAAATACTTCTCAAGTTGATTGGGATATCATATACAACAATTGTGCAGGATCTGTAGATTTACCAGATCCTGATGTTACAGGATTATGTTGTAAAGTTTGTGATATTGCAGGATCATTTATTTCTACAGACAGTGCATGTGACAAAATGGGAAATGAATATGTTTTCTTTCCAGGAGAAAGTCTAGAATCTGGTTGCAAATTGTGTGCTGGTCCAGATGGTGCATCTATGGGTGTTTGTTGCATCATTCGCGAAACTGATGCAGGATCAGTTTATGAATCATCAACAGTTAATCCTTGTCAATGTTCAAGATCTGCTGGTTCGGATAGATTTAAGTGGACTGAATTATCTGATGTCGTAAGTGAAGGATGTATCGATTGTGAAAAATTATTTAATGATGTTGGAGCATGTTGTGATGGTGGTGTAGGATGTACACAACTAACCAAACAAGATTGTGATAGCACATATGGTATATTTTCTCAAGCAGGTTTAAAATGCAAGTGTCCAGATGATAATCCAACTCAACTGATATGTGACAAAACAAATCCTAATGGAACTACAGGTGGTTGTTGTTATCAAGGAAACTGCACAAATGTTGCAAATGGAACATTATGTCAAGGTACATGGTATGGGTCTGGAACATTGTGTAATGAAGCACCAGATTGGTTAGTAGCAGCATGTGTTCCAAGTGGCGGTGGAGGTGGTGGAGAAGTATTTGTTCCAAATTTTACTGACAATGGTGGTCCATATCCAATTATAAAAAGTGACGGCACAATAACTAATTTATTTGCTGGAGACTATTTTGCTGGAGGAATTGTAGTTGGTGTCTTCAATCCCAATGGAGCAACTTGTTGGGGAAATACTGCACATGGAGGATTGGGAACCGAAACAGAGGACAATTCAAGTTCATCTCAGTTTAATCGTTTAAATTCTGGATCTGAAAAAATTTGCAGACAGTATCAATCTGTTGCAATGGGTCAAGGATATGGATTTACAACTGATACAATTATAAACAATGAAAGATCATATAAAGATGCTTGGATTTTGATCGTAAGCAACAGACATGTTGCGTTTCAACAAAAATCTCCAGCAAATAATCAAAATAATAGTTTTGAAGTAATTCCTAGAACATCTGGAGGATCTAGCACCAATCCAAATCAATCATCTAATATTCCAAATCCTACATGGCCTACAGTTGTTAGTCCTGACGGAACAATCAATTATCAATATAATTTTGCAACAAGATTTATATGGGGTCATGGTGGAACTTCATCAACAAATGCCTTTGATGATAATTTTGATGGGACTTTTGATACAAAATTCGATCCTGGAGCAGACAGTTGTTATGCAATATTACCTGATGCATTCATAGCATGTGATGGATTTTATGGAGCGACATTTAATGGAGAAATAACTTATGTTGGAAACTCAACATCATTCAATTTGTGTTCTGAAGATGGAGATCAGTGTATAAATTGTAATCTAGATCCATTAAGTAAAATTAAAAAAGGTGTTCAATCAAATCTTTATACACAAAATGGATGGTATACAAGAAATTGGGGAATACGAAATACTTGCATGATGGGTGCAGCAGAATGTGCTCATTATTTTTTAAAAACTGGAAATGGTTTGGGTGGAAATTATTCTGGATATGGTCAATATTATGGTGCTTCTGGAGATTTTGTATCTGGATTTACTGGAGCAACACATAGCACAGCAATGGAAGGAATATCTGTTTGGAATAGAACATACTGGAATGATTATGATCCTATTCTTGATGATTATCCACAACTTTCAAGATGGTATGTTCCTAGCATAGATGAACTTGCATATATTGCATATAATTGTATAAATCCAACTAGAAGTTTGCAAAGCAAATTTGGGTTATATTCTGGAGAAAAAATAGGTTCAGGAGCTGCTGGTCCTAATACTGATTGGGTTTGGTCTTCTACAAAAACATTTGATGAAAATGTTGTTCGTCAATACAATGCAACATCTGTAGATGTTACAAATTCAGATGTAAATTCCGAAGGAGAACAAGCAGTTCAAGCAATAGATACTCCAGCACTAACAACGAATAGATTTACAAAAGCATGGGCAATACAATTTGATCAAGGACCACCAGGATTTGAGGAAACTACAGGACTGAACAAGTATAAAATCAAAAAAGCAGATTGTTATCGCGATGAATATGAACTTCGCCCAGTAAGAATGATTCGTTGTGATCAAAAATACTACAACAACGAAAGTCCTGAAGATTTAAGAAATAATGTTTGGTTTGTTCCAAAATTAACTCCAGCAGCAATAATTACAGGACAATATCAACGAGGTGTTACATACTCTTCAACAACAAATACAACTGAACCTGGAGAATTACTTTCAGTTTATAGAAATCCATAATAAATATAACAAATGATAAATGGTTCATCACGATTATTACAAAGATTTAACATACAGGGTCTAACATCTGGACCAACTGGTGCTACAGGTATCACAGGTGCAACAGGTCTGACAGGTTTTACTGGTTCGACGGGTTCAACTGGTGTAACGGGATATGGTGTTTCTGGCGGAACTGCTATAGGAAATAATGTTACATTCTATGGAATAACTGGTGTTACTCTTGGAACATTTTTTGTAAGAGGTGATACTGGAAATTCTGGTGGTGGTGAATATTATAAAATTGTTGGTTTGGGTGAGCAAGAAAATAATATTTCAACAAATATTCCATATGGAATTAAACAAGAAAAAATAGCAGGAGAAACTGCATATTTTAAGAATTTTAAGATAACTGGTTCTGCTCCAGGAATAACAACATTTGTTGGAATAAGTGCAGATCCATTTACAATATTTTTATATGGAGCAACTGTTACTGATTTTCAAATACCAATCGGTCTTACTGGAGAATTAGTATATGTTAATTTTTCTGGAGGATTTGGAACTGGACTGACAAAAGGTTCTGCTGCCCCAAATACAGAATGGGATTCCACGAAAAGACAATTAACAATTGATCAAATATTTTTTAGAGAATCTATCTTTTTGAATAGTAATTGGAATGCTGCTGGAACGAATCCATTTGATTTTGTCCCCGATGCTACAGATTTTAGTTATTATGGGGGACTGACGGGAACTACAGGAAATACTGCTGGAACATCTTCAATTGAAAATGAATTTTTTCCAACACTTAGATTCTATTCGGGAACTCAAGAGTTTAAACCAGACGATGCTCCTGAAGGATTTACATTAACACAAAAAATAACAATTGGTTTTACTGCTGGTGCTACGACAGAATATATTAATTTTATTCCATCAGAAGGTATAACATACACTAGCACATACGAACCACAAAAAATAAAAAGAGATATAATAGGTTCTTGCTGTTATTGCAAACAACCAGATGCAGAAGGACTTTCAGTCAAAACATGTTTAGACTATGTTTCTAAAGATTTTTGCGAAGCAATTTCTGGTGTCTTCGCAACAGATTCTTGTATAGATCGTTCAAGTAGTTCAGATTGTTTCTTCGAAGGTGCTTGCTGTGTATACGATTTTGATACAAATACGACTAAGTGTGTAAACACTAATGCAGAACTTTGTTCAAAATTCAATGGTGTTTTCTATGAATCTAAGAGATGCGGTGAAGTTTGGGTAAATGGAACAATATTTACATGTCCATCTTCAATATGCAATGTTGGTCCAGGTGAAGTTGGAAAGTGTTGTATTTCTGGAAGATGCTACAATCTAACCAGAGCGGATTGTGGTTCAATATCAGGTGCTACATGGAGTGCTGGAGTATGTCAAACTGAAACAGGAGATCCAACATGTTGTGCATTATTAGATTTGAATGGTGCTTGCTGTGTTGGAGATAATTGCACAGTAACCGATCCTTCTACATGCATGAACAACAATGGAATCTTTAAGGGATTCGGAACGAATTGCAATGAGATAAGTTGCTGTGGTTACACATTAGTTAATGATTATTTTAGAGGATCGTGTGCTGATTCATGTAAGGCATTGGGATCACAACAAATTTATTCATGCATCAATGTTGGAGATAAAATTGGTGGAGGATATTTTGTAGGTTTTGTTGGTATGCCAAATCCTTGTGATCAATTTTTAAATCCATCACTTGCAGTTGGAGAACCATTAGAATGCTTATGCAATCCTCGTGGAAATATTCAAGGAAATCCAAATTGGAAATTAAAAACTTGTGCTGGAGTTAGCGGAAAAGATAATGCAGGGTCAATTGAATATTTTGCAAGAACATATCCTTTAGTGTTGCCAAAAGATTCTTTAGATTCACAATGCTTACTCAAGGCGGGAGTTCCATTCATACAACAAGCATATTCTACAAATGGAATTGAATGGCCTAGCGAAAAATTATTCTCTGGTGGATTTGGATATACCCCAAATCGCGGAGCAGATGCATTTAGTTTATTAGATACGGGTCTTGCAGTAGAATATTTTGATGGTTCAAATAATAATCTTTACAAGTATCTTGCTGGAAAAGTATATGGAACTTCAGATATTCATGTTCTATGGGCATTAATAATTGCTCCTGAAGATGTTGAAGTTTCTAGTTCCAGAAAAATCAGTTGGGGTATGATGCAAGGTTGTCATAAAGCAGGAACAACTGGTTATCCAATAGAAATAAATAAAGAAGAAATACCAACATATCCTGTAGATGGTCTATTAACAACAAGAATTCACGATGCATCTTCTAAAGAAAATCCAGATATCTGGTTCAGATCCGCTACTACAGATTCGAATGCATACAAACGATTTACATTTGGTTCTGGTTCTAATTTTGATTCAAGATATACTGAAACAGAACTAAAAACAGATAAAAATAAATTTAAAGAAGCATATGCAAGAATGTGGGATAATCAAAATCCTCTAGATTCTGCATTGAGACAAATTTCTATTCTAAATGAAACCCAATTGTATGGATATAATGATTGGTATATTCCAAGCATTACAGAACTAAATTACATATATGCTAATCTTAATAATTTAAATGCTTCTTTGGCGATAAATGAAGATCAAGTTATGGCAGGAACTGAATATTGGAGTTCTACCAGTGTTTCTAGACTTAATTATTGGGATACCATAAATCCATTAGATAAAGATTTTTATCAAATAGATTCACCAAACTTAGTAAAAGAACCATACCTTTCAAATAGTAGATTGACTAGTGAAAATAATTCATTTGGTTTAAATGAAGATGATGCTTATAAATTTACTATGTCTGTATCTAATGGTCAACGAATGTTAACACAAACATTTAATACAGACTCTACAAATATTAAAGGCATGATGAATTCCAGAGATAGATCTTCTAGAATTGCAAATCTAAGACCAGTAAGAAGAATACCACTCGTAGTTACATGTGACAACTTCAACTATACATTTAATATTCTAAATAATTATTGGACTAGCGGAAGCACTGGTTGTGCTTCTTGTTTAGATGTAGTGGAAGGACTTTGCTCACCGTGAGTAGCAGTGCAATTAACATAGTATATGTAAGAGGTCCGAGTGGACCAACAGGAACGCCAGGACCACAAGGACCAAGTGGTGGAACTGGATCAACTGGTTCTACTGGGCCCACTGGTGGTCGAGGTAGATATCTTTCTAGTTTTGTAATTTCTGGAAACACTGCTGTTGCCACATATAAAGATGATAATTATCCATCAGATACAATAATACAAGAAATATCAGGTTACTTTAGGGGAACTACAAATTTTGATCAAACTTCGGGATTGGTAATTGGTGCTACTTTTGATTCTGGAAATTCTGTTCCAATTTTATTCAGCGTCGCTGGTGGAACATTTAATTTTAAAGGAATTTGTGCATATGGGTCATTACGAGCATCATTAACTGGTGCAAATAATGAATATATTTCAATTGACAGTATTTATTATGGATACGATGTTATAGGAAACTATGATCCATCTACTTTTGATGGAAATAATATGTTGTATGTTGGAAATCCAACAACAGTGTATGGAGCAAAATTAAAATTTAATACCAATATAGGAACTGCTGGATTATGCGGAACCTATGATTTCACAAACACGACATCACCATCCACATCATCGTTTCATTTAAATTCTGGTGCTAGAATAAAAACACTTGGTCCAGTTAAACCAAATTCATTAAGTGGATTAACATCTACTAATGTTTTGCCTGGTGGTGCTGGAACAACTCAGGGTATGTTTATAGATGCAAATTCTGGTGGTGCTTTTATTCTAAGAACACCCATTGGAATAAGAGGAATCAGCGGTTCATTTAGAAAGAGTGAAATTGCATCTTTAACATTATTAATAGATTCTGATGATGTTTGGAATTTTCCAGAAAATGTATATTTTGAACCAGATGAAAATTTCTTAACTTGTGGAAAAAATATTATAGGATTACTTTCATATGATGGTGGTCAAACATGGTTAGCAACAGTTTCGCATCGTGGTCATGGAATTAATAATATTGAAAGGCAATGTATTCCAGGATATTTGTACGGATCTTGCTGTTATCAAGGTGTAGATAATACATTAGAATGTGTAGATTATACAACCAGATCAGTATGTGACAGACTCTTTGGAACATTCAATCCTGGACAACCATGTGAACAATCATGTGGTGCTGGTAATGGAATTTGCTGTACAAATGGAGAATGTAATGAAAATGTTTCTGTATCACAATGCGATCAATTTGGTGGAAACTATTGGACAGGAATAGATTGCAATTACGGTGGAGGAACATTTAATTATCCACCTGGAGAATTGACACCAGAAGAAATATTAGCACAGGGCAGATTCTGTTATGATCCATGTGGAGATCCAACAGTATGTTGCAAAGATGGACAATGTTTAGGAAATTATTCAAGAATACAATGCGAATTAATATTGGGTGGAAAATCAATTCCCGACATTTCATTGTGTTCATCAGTAAGTTGTTGTGATTATAGTACAATTGCTGGTGCATGTTGCAAGTGTAATATAGAAAGTGGAACTGTAATAGCTACATGTTTAGGAGTTTTATCATATGAAGATTGCTTAAAGCAAGGAGGAATATACACTGGACCTGGAAAACAGTGCGATGAGATTAGTTGTGGATGTTTGTGTAATGTAACTGATGATACTGGTGCTTGTTGTTTGCCAAATGATGGAGGATGTGTATATACCACAAGAGCAGATTGTGATCAAAAAAATGGTACATTTTATGTAGAAACACCATGTTCTGTAAATTTATGTGGAGTTTCCCCACCACCGCCACCGCCACCAACATCACCACCACCACCGCCACCAACATCACCACCACCGCCACCAACATCACCACCACCGCCACCAACATCACCACCACCACCGCCACCAACATCACCACCACCACCGCCAAGTAGCGATGGTAGCGATGGCAGCGATGGAGGAGGAGGGGGAGGAGGTGGAGGAGGTAGTAGACCACCTGATGATGATGATGGAAATGGTGATGGGGGTGAAGGAGGAGGGGGAGGTACTTGCACTACACTTGTAAATTCATGTTGTTGTTTGACACAAACTCACTGCCCCAATGGAGATGCAAGTCCAGCAACTGAGGAGCAATCATTTACTAGAAATTTATGTGCAGCTTTAGATAGTGCTACTAATGGAGGTTTGTGTTCTGTTTTTGAAGATTTTGGTCAAGTGTGTAACTTTGATACTGATGATATTGTTCGAAAAATAAATTGTTGTAGAGTACAAGCAACACCATCATGTCCACCGTGCAATGACTGTCAAGATGTAGTTCTCAGTGGATTCTGTGACAGTTGTTATGGTCAAGAGATGAGTAAGCAAAAAGCAGAAAGACTTCTTAATTTTTTAGGTTATTGTCCTGCAAATGCCTGTCAATGTGATGTATCCATATGTACAATTACTGATTCATGCAAACCAGAAAACACCTCATTTGATAATGTAGGTGGTGCTGGTTCTGGATGTGTTCGTGAAGGAGATTGGCCAAATCCACCATGGCCTCCAGGATCTACACCACCCGATGTTCCACCACCACCACCAGGTCAATCTAGTAGTAGTGGACCATATTGCTCAACTGGTTTTTGTCCAAACTATGGAAAATGCATGTCTAAAGAATGTACAAATTCTTCGGGAACAACAGTTACTTTAGAAACATGTGATACTGCATTTTTTGCTGGTTGTGGTGATAAAAAATGTGTATCATACAGAGATCCTTGTTGTGAAAAATTATGTGGTAAAATATGCAGCAGTAGCGATGATTCAACTCCACCACCAGGTCCACCAGATACTTCTCCAAATTGGCCACCAGCAAGAGGTTGTAATTGTCGTGTAATATCTGGTTGTGCTGACAATTGTGGTTTGAATGATCCAAGCATTCCATGTGGTGCATGTAATCCTTGTAGTTTAAATTGTAGAGGATTCCAAGTCAATGATTATTTGCCATCAACTGGGGGTGCTATAACAACAGGGTCATCGTCTGGATCTGGAGGATCAAGTAGTAGTGGATCTAGTGGATTAATCGGAACTCCAACATATAAATTGGTTGCAATTTACATTAATGATATTAAATATTGCATACCAATGGTAACGGATAAAGATGTTGAACTTTGCTTTAGCGGAGAAGAATCGTAATGTCAATACAATTTAGATCCAGAATAAAACCAGCAATTGATTATTCAACAATATTGAACAGTTATGGTGTTTGTTGTGATGAAAATAAAAACAAAACATACAAATCATTCTATGAATGTTTTACAGAAGGTGGTCATTTCATACCTGGAGGAACTGGATCGATAGATACAGTTTCATGTCCCGATAGAGATGAAGAAGTCGGATGTTGCTGTGCTTGTAAGTATGTTACTGATACCGATTATGATTTAATGGAAACATATCCACCGACAAATCCATACCTATCTTCTGGAACTAGAAATAATATAAGCAAATGTGAATGTAATAGATTGGGTGGAAAATGGAGCAATGGACCATGTGAGGATTTGACAGAGGATAATTGGTCAATATATTGCGTAAAAAACGATATAGATGTTCGTTATCCAAAATCATGTTGTCATTTATATTTTGACGAAAGCACTGGTTGGCCAGTTGGAATAAAATGTGAAGATGTTTGTTCATCATATGATTGTGCATTATTAGGCACAGAAAC